CCCGTCTTCCCCGTGCAAGTCCCCCGTCTTCGCTACTCAACGGTAAAAGATAGCACTTGATACCACTGGTCGATATTCGTTGGTAGCCAACGGTAATGGATGGAAAAGGGTGGGGGGTGGGGCCGGGGTGATGCGAATGTGGGAACATGGCCTATCAAATGTATCACAGAGGGGTTCATTTGTGACACCTGATTCAGCGCCAGATGACGCCTCAAATTTTAAAAAAAATATAGAACCCTCGGCCAAGGTCGCAAATGTATCAGATAGGGGGGCGGACTTTCTTCGCCTGTTGGGTTTGGGGAGGAGCGTTTTTGACGCCTACCGAGGGGCCGGGTATGGGGGGTCCAAGCACGCGGCCTACGTTTTAAAGGCCCGGTTAAAGGGCCAAAAACCGCCGCCGACGGTCCCACGATTCGGCATGAAAAACCGCGCATCTCGCATGAGGGAATATGTGATCTCCCAGTTGGGCGCGAGATGCGCGTGCTGCGGCGAGGCCGCGCTCCCGTTTCTCACGCTCGAACATGTCGGCCAGTGGGGGAAGTTCCACCGTAGAAATGGCACAAGGAGACGTGGTGCCACAACGATCTACGGGGACGTGATTAAATCGGGATTCGACCGGAAACTCTACTCGGTTTACTGTATGAATTGCAATTTTGCTACTCGCTACGGGGCGACGTGCCCGCACAAAGCAGATGAAACTTCGTTGCGACAAATGCCGTAAAAAAACCGACGCCATTAAGCTGGAAGGCCGTCGTGCGCCTTACAGTCTCGTCTGCACTGGCTGTCTAGCGAAGCAGGATGCCCGCAGAGGGGGTCAAAATGGAACCCAATAGGCTCCCGGCCAAGCCCGCCCAAGACAACTCCGCATTATTGGCCGAAATGACGCCTCTCAACCGGGTTTTCCTGTGGGGGGTTCTTGAGGGCAAATCTGTTTGGGAAGCCTACCAGGAGGCGGGCGGCAGGGGCGACAAACACGCGGCCTACGTCCTCAAAGCCCGGCTGGACCGGGAACTTCAAGCCTTTGCCCAGGCCAGGGGGGTAAGCAAGGGCGACCTGTTGGCCGAGATCAGCAAGCTCAATTCTATCCCCGTTCACATCCCGGAAACAGGTTTGACGGTGGGGCAGAAGCTCAAACTACTGGCATTGCAGGACAAGGTGTTGGACGGGATGAAACCTGACCGCCCCAATGTCACCAACATTCAGATCAACAGGTATGCGGAAAAAAAGACGGAAACCTCCCCGCCGGGGGAAACGACCGTCGTAGAGGCGGAAGTCGTTCAGACCGAAGCCCAACCGCAAAACAGCGCCAAAGAAAACCCCGAACAGTAAGGGGGCCACCGAGCGGGCGCGGGTGGTATTAACTGGACCGTTGGCCTTGGTCGGGGTTTACCCGACCCTTCCCCTCACCAACCAAAAAACGAGGGCAATTTTACCGGGAATCCCGGCACATCCTGAAACTACCAGGAATCCTGGGAAACCAACGTCGGCCAAGGCCGGTGAGTATTGAGGGACCAATGACGCAAACCCCCACCCTTTCTCGGTAGATCGCCAGAAGGAAACTTCAAAACAAACCCCTCCCACAGGCGGCAGAGGCGATGGGAGCCGAGATTTTTTATGCTAGTTCGGAGCGCCGGTTTACATGCTCACACTCGTTTCTAAGTTTGACCCGGTTTTGCGCCAAAAAGCGCGTCCTGTGGAGTTCCCTGGCTCGATGGCCGGGCACCTCCCGGTGCTACTTCGGGAGATGACAGAAACGATGAAGCAGGAGAGCGGCCTTGGACTGGCCGCCCCGCAGGTCGGGCTAGACTGGCAAGTGGCTGTCGTCCAGCTTCCCAAGCACGAGCGGATTGAACTGGTCAACCCCGTCCTCCTCAAAGCCAGCCGTAAGGTTATCGTCATGGAGGGGTGCTTGAGCTTGCCGGGCGAAGAATACCACGTCCCCCGGAGCATGGAAATCCTGGTGGGCTACCAAGACCGGCACGGCAAGAACCGGGTGGAAAAATTTCGCGGACTGGAAGCCCAAGCTGTACAGCACGAACTGGATCACCTTGCGGGCAAGCTGATAGATGAATTTTCGCGGGAGCAGCGCGACCATGAGCCGAAGCCACAAGAAACGCCCGTTCGCGTCCCACGTGAGCAGCCGCAGCGAGAAGTGGTGGAAACAGATGTCCAGCCGGGCGTTCCGGCGGGTGAGCAAGCAGCGGATTACCCAGGGCCAGGAGCCTTGGTTCCGGGACGATCAGGCGGCAAACAGGTATAGCTCCCCAAGCGACGGCGGCCCGCACTACGTCCTCCCCGAAGACCGGGGCAAGTGGTTCCGCAAGGCGATGAGGAAATAGCGAATGGACGTTCCCAAGGGGTTTCCCCACAAGTTTCAGCAGATGGCGTTGGACGAGACGGCCCGCTATATCCTTTGCATCGCCGGTGCCCAGGGCGGCAAAACTCTCCTGGGGGCGCTGTGGCTCCTCCTCGTGATCCAGCAAAACGCCAACGCCGGGGTTTATGGCGACTACCTGATCTGCGCCCCCACCGTCAAAATTCTGAATCAGTCCACGATGGTTAAATTCCTTCAACTCTTTCCGAAGGACTGGGGCGAGTGGAAGGAACAGAAACAGTGCTTCGAGCTTAACGAAGCCTTTGGCAACGGAAAAATTTTTGTCCGCTCGGCGGACGACCCGAACCACCTGGAAGGCATGACGCTCCGGGGCGCGTGGTTGGACGAATTTGGTCAGATGGTCAACCAAGTTTGGGTCAATATTCAAGCCCGCCTGGGTGCTTTACGCGGTCGCTGCATTATGACAACGACCCCCTACCTGGGCTATTTTTGGGTAAAGGATCAGGTCTACAATAAGGCTCTGCGACTTAATGCGGCCCCAACTAAGTGTGAAGACCCTGATCCCGAACTCGCCGTTGTGGAGTGGAACACCGCCGACAACCCAGGCTTCCCGCCCGAGGAGCTTGCGCGGCAACGAAAGATTCTCTCCACTGAGGTTTACCAGCTTCGGTACGAGGGCAAGTTCACCCGACCTCACGGCCTCGTTTACAAAGACTTCGATCCGGCCACAGACGTGGTAAAGCCGTTCCCAATCCCCGCCCATTGGCGGCGTTTCGGTGGCCTCGACTTCGGATTCGGTTCCATCACTACGGTTGTCGGTGTGGTCGAGAAGCCCGAAGTCCGGGATAAGGACAAGCGGGTAGTGACGCCGCCCGAGTATTATATCTTCCGTGAGTTTTACAAGAAGGGGGCGCTCCTGCATGAGGTTGCTGCGGCGATTGAAAACATGGGCCTTCGTTACACTCTCGGCGACCCTCGGGGTGCCCAGGAGATCGCGGAGCTTCAACGCGCTCACGGGGTTAAAGGCGTTTCCCGCGCCAACAACGAAGTTGAGATGGGAATTGAGCGCATCAAGACGCTGTTCATTGAGAAGCGCCTCAAGGTCTTTGCTAACTGTCGGAACGTGATCGAGGAGCTTCAAACCTACCACTACAAGCTGGATCAGGACGACAAGGCGAACGACGGCAAGCCCGTCAAATCCCACGACCACGCGATGGACGGCCTCAAATATGCGTTCAGCCGGAACATGGAAGGCATCTACAAAGAGAAGCCGACCAGCATCAAATACCAAATGCACAAACGCTTTCCAACGCAAGTCCGCCGTAGCATGACGCACAACGCCGCAGACCGCTTCACAGGATATTTCTAAATGGCTATTTTCGAGAACCAGCCCGCGACCCCCGAAGCCGCTCCCCAGGAGCCGGTCGTTCGTCCTATCGAATTGAAGGCCGCCGAAGGGAAAGAGGGCGCGGAGGCCGCGCAGGTCCAGCAGGAACTCACTGACCGGCACATGAAGCGGTTCCAGCATTGGTCCGATTGGCGGAGTCCGTTGGAAAACATCTGGACCGAGATTTACCGGCTGTTCTTTGCCCAGTCTTCCGGGGTGAAGTTGCCCACTCGGGCCAAGATTGTGCTACCCATCGTGTTCCAGGTGATTGAGAGCGCCTTGCCGAAGCTCGTCACCGTCATCTTCGGACAGCCGGATTGGTTCAGCGCCCAGTCCCGTTCCAAGAACAACCCCGTCCCCGCAGAGATTTTAACGGCCAACGAGGATTTGCTTCGCTATCAGTTCGAGCTTGCCGATTTCTTCGTTAAGTTCATTGACTGGGGCAAGCAGTTGTTCATGTACGGCACGTCCTATTTCTACGTCTACTGGAAGGTCAAGCGGGAGTGGGTGTATGAGCGCGTTGCTGAACGTAAGCCCCGGACCATCCTCGGCTTCCCGATGGGCGAGACTCTGACCTGGACCAAGAAGTTGTCCTACAAGGTCACGGAGCAACGCCCCGAAGTTGAGGTCTTGAACATCGAGGACGTTTACCCGGACCCCGACGCCCGCAACGAGCAGAACTCGCAGGGCGTTTACATCGCCACATCCATCTCTTTGGAAGACCTCAAAGAGCTTTCCACCGGGGACTATCCTTGCTACGCCAATTATGACGAGGTGGAGAAGCAGTGCGGCGGCGAGAACAAATACGAGATGCAGCAGTTCAAAGTGGACAAGCGTTCCATCCGTGGAACCGGCGAGGTTGGCCGCGTCACCGATCCCGGCAAGATGGTCGAACTCATTACCTTTTGGGGGAAGGAAGACTTGGACGGCGACGGCATCCGCGAGGAAGTTCAACTCGTGTTCGCCAACCGCAAGACCTTAATCAAGGCGAAGCGCAATCCCTTTGAGCATCAAAAGCGTCCCCTAGTCCGGGGCGTTCTGTTTCCCGTCCCGAACGAGTGGTTCGGCATGGGCCTCATCGAGCCGGTCATCGGCCTGATTCACGAGCTTGTCACCATTCGGAATCAGAACATTGATATGAACAACCTCATCATCAACCGGATGTGGAAGGTTCATTCGATGGCGGACGTTGATCTCGACACCCTCGTCTCCTCCCCCAACGGCATCATCGTGACTGGCGACATGGACGGGTTGGATGTCATCGGCCAGGAACCCATTCCCGTCTCCCCGCTCCAAATGAGCGAGCTGATCCAGACGGACATCGAGAACACCACCGCTCCCAAGTCCTTGCAGGGCACTCCCCAGGGCGGAACCCTTGGCCGGACGGCGCGGGGCGCTCAGCTTATCATCTCCCAGGCCCTTGAGAAGTTCGGCATGGGGGCGCTCTTGGTCGAAAAGGGCGTTCTCAGCAAAGTCTTGACGATGTTTAAACAACTCAATGAGCAGTTCTTGGACTCGGACGAGGTGTTACAAGAATTTTACGGCCCTGTGGTGCAGGATCGGCTCGCCCCCGAGGACATTCGGGCGGACATGACCTTCACCATGCTCGGGATCAGCGAAACCGTGACCCGCGAGGCGGTCATCAACCAGATCATCGCCTATGTGAACGTCTGGAAGGGTCTGCCGGGCCTCAACCTGAGCAAAATCGCGGCGGTCCATTGGGACTTGATGCAGATGAAGCAGACTTCTAAGGAAGTCGTGATGGACGCCCCGATGCCGCAAACCCAGGTGATGAACGTCCTCCAAAACCCCGACATTTCGGCGGGCACCGAGGAAGCCATTGTGAAGCAGGTTTCGCAGAACGGGTCCGGCGGCGCGATTAATCCGCCCGCCTAATGCGAACAAGGGGAAAAAATGGATAGGCGCGTTTGGGAGGCGGATCAGGTTCGCGAGTTGATGAAGCACCCCGGAATGGCTATTCTCCGGGCGAAGATCGCCGAGCAGCGGGCGCTTCTCCACCTCAACTGGTGGAAGGGCGCGTCGGCGGAGGAGGCGGAGAGGTTTCGCCAGCAGGCCCGCAACATTGAAGCTTTTTTTAACGTCGTTAAACTGGTCCTGATGCAAGGAAAAGTTGCGGCGCAGGGGAAAGAGGAGGACGCGCACACCGCCCTCCCGAATCCTCCCTCCGCGAAAGCGGAATAAGGAGAATTACAATGGCAGAAAACGAAACAGGGTATATCGGAGATCAGCCTCTCGGCGACGCGGTTCAGCCGCCCGCCCCGGAAACCAAGGCACCCGATACCAACCCTACTGTTGTCCCCGACTCCGGTAGCGCCGCAACGGACCCCACCAAAAACGGCACTCCTACCGAAACAACCGGGCGAAACTGGCAGGACGAAGCGATTCGTACCGCAAAGGTTCTCGAACAGGAACGGAAGAACTTCAACGAGCTTCGCAAGAAGCTTATCGCTCAAGGCACCGAAAGGAACAACTTTGAGCGCGAGATTGGACCGCTCCGCGAGCAACTGAAAACTTTGACAGAGGCTTTGTCGAAGGCGGCCAACGAGGAGCTTACGCCTGAGCAGTTCTTGGAAGGCTTGCAGACACAGGGACCGAAGTTCTTGGAGAACTTCTTAGCGAAGCGCGATAAAGACCTGTCGGATCGGTTTGAAGCCAGGGCCGCCGCGACGGAAGCGCGTTTGAGGAAGCGTGAAGTGGCCGCTGCGGTCAAAGATCGCCGCTCGGACACTCAGAACTTTCCCGACTTCGCCAAGTTAGAACCCACGATGTCGGAGATCATGGTGCAGATGCGAGAGGAGTTCAAAGCTGGCCTCTTGCCCACGAATCCCGACAGCGTTGATCCTGACGAACTGACCGACTACCTGTACAACCTCGCAAAACTTCAACACAGCCAAGACGCTATCAAAGCGGCTGAGGCGGAAGGCGCGGCGAAAGCCCGCGCTGGACTGGCACGAGAGGCGGAAACGTCTGTGCCGGGTGGTGGGAAAAACACGAGTTCCCAACCCATTGACTTCGACAAGCTCTCTGTCGCGGACGCCAGAAAACTGGTTGTCGCACGACACGGCGAGGCGGAATAGATGCGAGACTTGGGGATCGTGAAGAAATAGCAACTTCCCCAAGGAGATTCAAAAATGGCTGTCCAAACTATCGGTACCCAGGGCTCTCCCGGTACCGCGTATCCCACCGATGTCGGGCGGTATTACGACAAGCGTTTCCTGTCCCGCTTGTCCCCGCAGCTTTACTTCAAGGACATGGGCGAATCTCGTCCGCTGCCTAAAAATAACGGCACGATGATCGTGTGGTTCCGGCTGAACAAGCTGGCCGCCGCGACCACGCCTCTCACCGAAGGCACCAACCCCGGCGACACCGCGATTGCCACGACCCGCTTCACGGCGGAGCCGCTGGAATACGGCGCTGTGGTCCGGCTGTCCTCGAAACTCAACCTGGAAGCCGTCAACCCCATTGTTGAGGAAGTGCTGGACGAGCTTTCCGATCAGGCCGCGCTGTCCTACGACAGCTTGGTTCTGACCGCGATCAGCGGAAACCTGACCAACCAGTTCGCTGGCGCTGCTGCCAGTGAGGCCACTGTTGCGGACGCTTCTGTCCTGAACGCGAGCGAGGTTCGGAAGGCCGTGTTCGCTCTGCGGAACGGTTCCACCGGTACCACTCCGGGCCAGGCGGTTCCGGGTTTTGAGGGCAATATGTACAAAGCCGTCATCACCCCCGCCCAGTGGTTCGACCTGTCCGGCGATTCCAGCGCGGGCAGCTTCATCGAGGTCCACAAATACAACCAGCCGCAAGCCCTGATGAATGGGGAAATCGGCCAGTTGTGGGGCTGCCGGTTCGTCGTCACGAATAACTTCGTGACCGGCACCGGGGCCACGGACGAAACCTACCGGGCGTTCGTGTTCGGTAAGGGCGCGTATGGTGTGACCGAGCTTGCTGGAAACGGCATCCGTACCATCCGGCAGCCTGCGGGCGGAAACTCCGACCCGTTGGAGATGTTCACCACGCTCGGTTGGAAGTTCACGATGGCTTCGACTGTTCTGTCCGCGCAGCGGGCCATCCAAATCTACACGGGCAGCGCCGCGACTTAAGCAAGCCGTGTAGTCGTAGCAAGTTTGGGAAACCCTGGCCCTCACGGGCCTCCCCTCCTGTGGGGGCCGGGGAATCCCTACGATTTAAGGGGAGAGACGCCACATGTTATCATGTGACTTTCATAGAAAAATCAGGAAGCTGAACCCGCATTTTCGGATAATCAGCAACGAACGTCCCGACTTTCCTGCGGGACTTTACTACGTGGATGCCCGCACGGGACCAATGCAAGTCTGTGGCGTGGACAAGAACTACATCCCGGAGCATACGATCTGGAACAAGCAGTTCATCGCCAAGGGTGGCTGGCGACGGACGCTCAATATCATCCACCACAAGGGCCTCGCCCCAAAACGCCTCATCGAGAAGGTCTTTTCGACCCACCTTGATGTTCGCAAGCGGGAGGCGCGGGGCAAATGGGTGGACCCGATCCAAGATGCGCTAAATCAGGCGGTTGAGCATGGGGAACAGGTCGCAAGGCGCAAATTTGGGGTGGAAAACTCGGGGCACGTTGAATTAGACGACCTCCTGCAAATCCACCGCATGAGAAAACGAGCGAGGGGAGAAGCATAAATGGGCACGACCATCGAAACCGCGAAAGGCACGGGCAGTTGCCCGAAATGCACCGAGGAGACGGGTAGGCTGTTTATGAAAACCCTCGTGCAAGGTGTTCCAACTTGCACCCGCTGTTTGGCGGCGTCGCAGCCTATCACCGGCCCGAAGTTGAATCCTGCGGCGGTGGACCCTGGGCAGGACGAAGTGATGAAGAAGTTGGCTGCTGTCGGCGTGAAAATACAGCGCGCCAAGGAGCCGTTTGAAGACCCGTTCAAGGACCAGCGCGGCGCGGGCGGCGTTACCCCTTATGTTGCCCCGATTGTCCTGCCGCCCCGCCCCGGCGAGGAACCGCAAGTTGGGACCGGTTCGTTCGAGGGTGTGATCCGACAGGCCCTCAAGGTTCTCGAAGCCTGTCCGATGCCCCGCAATCAGAAGGCGTTTAAGGCCGTCCTCAAGGCGACCAAGTTGCTGCAAGACATTCTCCCGGAGTAAAACAATGGCCGACGCACAAACCAACATGGACAACAAAAAGAACCCGCAGGCGACCGCCGACGTGTTCGAGTTCACGTTGCCGAAGAACGAGGTGGATCAGGCGCTCGATGTGGGGAGCTTCGGCGAGGTGATGATCCCGGTCGAGGTCTTGTCCGTAGGCGCGAACACCTACACGTTCCGCAAACGAGCGTCGGCGCATACCGACAAGCCGTTCCAAGACGAGCCTTTGGCGAAGATGCGGGAGCGCATCGGCGTAAAGGAATAAGTCGTGGGTGATCTCCGACCACCCGACATTGATACCGACGGCGACGAGGGCGTTCTTAGCCCCCGATCCCTCGAATCATCGCTCCTCGCGGCGGAGCGCGGAACCAACAAGACCCGACGAATCGAGGTGGATGCGAACGGGGACTTGCATGTAGTTTTGTCGGCGGGGGCGATTACTATTGCGGAGCCGGTATCCGTCGACGACAACGGCGGCTCTCTGACGGTCGACGGAACGGTCAATGTCGGCAACTTTCCAACGGTTCAGCCGGTCAGTGATAACGGTAGTAGCCTCACGGTAGACGGCACAGTTAACGTCAGCAACGCTTTCCTTCTCGACGCGACGTTTACCGGGCGCATTAATACGCAGGGCCAGAAAGCAATGGCCGGGTCAACGCCAGTTGTAATCGCGTCAGACCAAAGTGCGGTTCCCGTTTCTGGCACGGTCGCTGTTTCGACAGCCCTTCTTCTGGACGCTACCTTTACAAACCGTATCAACACACAAGGTCAAAAAACCATGTCGGGGTCCACCCCCGTGGTTCTTGCTTCGGACCAGTCTGTGTTGAATGTTGTTGCTTTTCCGGGGATTGTTGACCTTGGCGCTGATGCGCCAACGGCGGCAACCATCGGAACATCTAGCGCGACGGCGGTCGCTTCCAACGCCAACCGGCGCGGCCTCACCCTCCGGAACGTCTCTACTTCCGGTCAGCGGATCAGTCTCGCCTTTGACGGTGGAACGGCGGTTTTGAACAGCGGTGTTACCCTTGATCCGGGCGATGTGTTCAGCATGGCGGGACATGACTTCACGAACGGTGCGGTCGCGGCGATTTCTAGCGCGGCGTCGGGTTCCCTAGCCATACAAGAGTGGACAACCTAATGCCAATTCAGCCCGCATTAAATATTGAGCTTCAAGACGAGGGCACAAGCCAAGGGCGCGTTAGGGTGCTCAATGTTACAGGCGCGGGCGCAACCGCGTCCGTTGCGGGATCAGTGGGGACGATCAACATTCCTGGTGGGGGCGGTGGGGGTGGCTCGGTCAACACGGGCACGGCGGAACTAGATTTCGGCGCGTTTCCTGGGGCAACAGACGCGAGTTTGGCGGTGACGGGGCAGGCTAGTATTGTCGCAGGGTCGGCGGTCTGGGCGGTATTAATCCCCGTCGCAACGGCGGACCATACTGCCGACGAACATCTTGTGGACGGCCCTATCGTTTTGGCCGGAAATATCATCGCGGGCACGGGTTTTACTCTTTACGGGAAGGTTCGTGAGCAGCAGCAGCAACAGCGGCAAGACCCGTTTCTTGGACGCCAAATAAGGGGCGATACCTCGGGAAAAGCACAAGTCGCCGCGACGATAACTGGTTTACAGTTGCCGAACCCCGGCGGCACTAACGACAGCGCCCCGATGCTATACGGACGTTACAGCGTCAGATGGTTTTGGTTTTAAGGAGCTAATATATGGCTATTCAGTTGCAAGGTAACGCCGGAATTACCGGTGAAATCGAAGCCAACTCTCGCGCTTTGCGGACCGTTCTTCGACCACAAGACTATGGTGCCCTCGGGCATTACCGAGCGAGTCATTTAAGCGGGACAATGGCGGCGGGTCTCGCCGCTAACGCCGAGATTTTTCAGTTTCGTTGGACCGATTCTACGCGTCTCGCCCTGATTCATTCGGTGACGATTGATGGTTTAGCCGGAAGCGCAACTGCGTTCGCGGCGGGGTTTGGGAAGGTGGACCTTCTTTTCTCCCGTAGTTGGACCGCAGATGGTAGCGGCGGAACAGCCATGACGCTTACCGGAAACAATCAGAAGCTCCGTACGAGCATGGGGACGACTCTTGCCGGAGCGATCCGAGGTTCCTCGACGGCGGCTCTAACCGCCGGAACCAAAACGAATGATACGCAACCGATCGGTCTTATGTCGTTCTCGGTCGGAACCGTCGCGAACACAATTTATTTGTCGAAGGTGCCCCTTTTAAACCATATGGATGGTAATATGCATCCAATTATTCTCGCGCAAAACGAGGGCATCGTCTGTCGGGCGACGGTACCGGGTACGGGGACTTGGCAGTTTGGTATTAGTGTTGTTTGGTCGGAAGTAACGAGTTTCTAAGACTAGCTAAAAGGGCACCAAAATAATGCTTGCTTCTGAACTCATTACAGACATTCGGACGGAACTACTTGAGCCAGTGGCGGGATTCTTCTCGTCCACCGAACTGTTGACGTGGATCAATCCCGCCCAGGTTTCTACCGTGGCGGGACAAGCGACCTACGAACTTCCGGCCAACTGGCTGAGCGCCGTGCTGATCCTCTACAACGACCGCCAGAACGGGGTTGACCACTGGTACCCTCTTGAACCTACCGACCTCCAACGGATGAGCCGAGAGCGCCCTAACTTCCTCAGTACAGCAACCGAACACCTCGGAAAGCCTTGCACGTTCGCCATTTGGGACCGCACCCTGATCCTAGACCCCACACCCGATACTAACGGGGATGGTAACGTGAGAATGTTTTTCAAGTCGAAAGCCGTGCCTGTGCCTGACGTGAACTCGTCCATCAACATTGACGACACGCTAGCGGGAGCAATCCGAGCGTTTGTGCTGTGGAAGGCGTGGTCCAAAGAGAAGGAACTTGCTTTGGCTGCGGAACAGAAAGCGTTGTATGATAATTTCGTGAGGGACGGCCTGCGGTGGGTTAAACTGCAAGCCCTGAGTAAGCGCCATCAAATTGATGTGGCTTCCGCTATCCCGTATAGCGGTGTCCAGTCGTACTACCCGCTGTAAGGAGAACTATAATGGAAAACGAGACAGTTAAAGCGACCGGCAAGGTCCACATTCAGCTTTTTGACAAGGAAGGTAGGCTCAAGGAGGAACGGCTCGGGCCTAACGTCGTTGTCACGGTTGGCAAGAATTTCCTGGCCGCTTGGCTTGTTGCGTCTTCTCAGGCGCTTCCGTTTATGAATTACGTCGCTATTGGAACCGGCACTACCGGCGCAGTCGCGGGTGACACCGCGCTTCAAACCGAGATTGCCCGCAAGAGCGGTGGGTTGTCTTCCTCAACGAACGTATGGCAAAATAGCGCACCGTTCAACGCCGGTGAAGGCACGGGCGCTATCACCGAGGCTGGTTTGTTTTCGGCCAGTTCTGGCGGCACGATGCTAGCGCGCCAGACGTTCGGAGCGGTCAACAAGGGCGCGGGCGACGTTCTCTTGGTGACATGGCAAATAACATTTTCGTAAGCAGGAGCTAACCTATGGCCTGGCCTACTAGCGTTGCAACTGACGCCGACCTTTACGTTGTCGTCAACAACCTCCAAGACTTCCTGAGCGGCAGCATTACCAGCGGGGACACTACCGTTACGCTTGCCGACGCTACGGATTTTCCGGCGACGGGCGGCTACGTCAGTGTTGAGCAGGAAATCATCAAATACGCCGCCAAGAGCGGGAACCAGCTTACGGGATGCACCCGTGGAGCGGACGGCACTTCTGCGGCTGCTCATGCCGGTGCCACGCCCGTGTTCATGTATTGGGTGGCCGACCACCACAACAAGCTCAAGAACGAGTTGATCGCCATTGAAACGGACATGGAGGATCGTCTCGGATTTAACGCCGCGAATAAGCAGATTCTCGCGGATAGCGGTATTGGCGGGCTGACAAACCCCACTTACTCCTTCCAGACCGACGACAATACCGGCATTGTGCGGTTTGGGTCAGACCAAATGTCTCTGGTCGCCGGGGGGCAAGAGTCCGCGCGGGTTGTGGCGGGCAATCAGTTTGCGCTGAACGATGGAAGCCTCGCGGTTCCCGGCCTCACTTTTATTAGCGACCTTAATACCGGCCTTTATAGACAAGGCGGGGACGCTTTTGGGTTGTCTGTTGGCGGGTTGGAAGCGATTCGCGTCCTGGCTACAGGCGGATTAGCCGTCGCCCGATTTGGAAACGGCGTAAACTCTACCCCTAGCATTTCTTTCATTGGTGATCCAGACACCGGGTTTTACTCTATCGGATCGAACGAGATTCAGTTTGCTTGCGGCGGGGCCAATGTTGCCGTGCTACGGAGCAACGGTAATTTTCAGGCTTCTACCTTCACCGCCGGAACAGGCAGCGCGGCCGTGCCGTCCTATTCTAGTGCTACAAACTCCGGTGTGTTCTTCCCAACGACTAATTTAGTGGCGCTTAGTGCTGGCGGGGTGGAAGTCCTACGCGGAAACGCTTCGGGGCAAACCCTTCACGCAGACGGCACGGCCAGTCTCCCGGCCATGAGCTTCAACGCGGACCCCGATCTAGGTTTCTATCGGGTCGGTGCGAATAGCATCGGGCTTGGTGCCGGAACAACGGAAGTGTTTCGGGCTGGCACGAGTGGCTTGCTCATGTTCAACCGAACAGGTGCCGCCCAAACCGCCCAAATGGTTCTGGTTAATGCACAGTTCTCTTCCGCGTCTCTGTTGGACTTTTACGATGGGTCTACAACGGCTCAAAGGGCGGCTGAGTTTGGCGTGGCTTTCGTTAGACCACATACCTCGGGCACCCCTGACCTCGGGCCTGTCTACGCGTTCTTTGACGACAGCGATACCGGCTTAGGTAGACCTTCAACCGCCGACATTCTGGATGTTTGGACCGGTGGCAGTAGTGTGTCTCGGTTCAACGCGACTGGTTTACAGGTTGGCGCGTCCCTTACGGCTCCAACGTCCTCCCTGACTGTCAATGGCTCGTTTGCGCGGGCTTATGTCGCAAAGACCGGCGCATACAGTGCGACCATCTCGGATAGTGTTATAACGGGGGACGCGACAGGCGGGGCTTTTAGCATTACATTGCCCACGGCAGTTGGTATTACAGGACGCCTCTACACCATCAAAAAGATTGACGCCAGCGTAAACGCGGTGACGGTCGCTACTACAAGTTCCCAAACCATTGATGGCGCAACAACGAAAGCCCTTACTCTCCAACACTCCGCGATTACTGTCCAGTCCAACGGCAGTAACTGGCACATTCTCAGCGGCCACATCAACGCTACGACCTACTAAGCGAGGATAATCATGCTCACAAACATCGAAATTGATCCTGAGTTTGACGCGGCAGGAGTTCCCGAGCGAGTAATTCTATCCGCTGAACATGACGTTCACGGCCTTGTCTCTGTGGTCGTGGAGGCTACAGAAGTGCCGCTCCTGCTAAAGGCCAACGGAGACTTTACAAACCCCACAAAGACCGCCCTGGCGGCTGCGGCAAAAGCGAAACTCCGACTGGTCCTAGATAAACGTGCGGAGGCAATGCAGGCTCTACCCGTGCAACTTGCCGCTAAAAGCAAAATCCTGCTAGTGTTGTCCGCCCAAGACTTGGAAGACTAACCATGCCGAATCGGGGCACGTTCAACACGTCTGTTTGGGGCGCAGAATCAAGCGGGACTACTCTCAGCCTTCTATTGTCAGAGACAGTGGGCGGCGTGGACGGTCTTGTGGATACGCGCAACTTCGACGTTATCAAAGCCCTGGCAGACGCCTTTACGCTCGGCGACACTTTAGGAGTGATCCCCACGAAAATGCTGCTGGAAGCGGTGTTCCTGACGGACGTGGCCGTGCTTGACCTCCAAAAAGGCCTGCGCGAGACGGTTAAGGTGCGGGCCTGGCTGACAATTCGTCGGGGCCGAAACCATTGTAAATTCACTGAGGTCGGCCTCTAATGCAACGATCCCGATTCCGGTTGCCCCAGGAACGGTGGGGAACCACAATTACAAAGTATCCTCCGAACGCGCCAGAAGTGGGTCCAGACGACTTCACTGTTGGTAGCGTGAACTTCGACACGGACGTGCAGGGCGTTATCACCAAGCGTCTCGGAGACGCGAACTACGAAGCTACGCCTGCGGCGGGGTCCATTAAAGACCTCTATGAGGCCGTGTTTGTGGACGGGGTTAGGCATCTCCTTCGCTTGCGCGAGGGCAATCTTGAGTACAGTTCTGGCGGTGGGACTTTCACTTCCGTCACTGCGGGCTATTCTACGTTCGGAAATTTTGAGTTCGCGTCTTACCTTGACCGAGTGTATTTTGGAAACGGGATTGATAACCCCCAAGTCTATGACCGCACTACCAGCTACGGGGGCGTGACCTACACTGCACCGAAAACGAAGGAAATGGGGGCACAAGCACCAACGAGCGCCATCATTCCGGCGGTTGCGGCAACCGGCAACGTCGCTCCGGGAACCTATATCTACAAGGTTACGTTTCTCTACTACGATTTCGAAGAGAGCAACGGCGGACCTGCGTCTGGCGCGGTCATCCCCGGTGTGGCCAGCCAGATTAGCTTGTTGAGCATCCCTGTGGGCGGCTACGGCGTGACGGCGCGTAAAATCTATCGTAGTAGCGACGGCGGGGTGAGCTACCGGCTAGTTCAAACGATCAACGACAACACCACTACGACCGGCACGGACAACTCAGCATCGGCCACTACGGATATGCCGGTGGACAACGGCGGACCACGCAACTTCACCCTGATTGTACAGTCGAAAGACCGCAATTGGGTTGCCGGTATTCCCGGCGATAAATCCGACCTAGACTATTCGGCGGCCGGGCAGCCGGACATCTTCCCGACCACCAACACCATCCTCTGCAACCCCCGCGACCCTATCACCGGCCTTGTCGTTTTCAACGACCGCGTGGTGGTGTTCAACCGCAACTCCTTCGGCCAAATCCTCGGCACTGACCCTAGCTCGTTCCGATATTCGGAAATGCCGGGCAATATCGGGTGCGTGGACAATCGGACCATCCAGGTTCGAGTCTTGCACGGCGTCCCCGTCCTCGTTTGGTTGAGCGACCGGGGCTTCTACCTTTTCAACGGTTCGACGGTCGAATACATCAGCGACGACATCGAAAACCTCGTCAACTTTAACATCCAGCAGGCCAGTCAGGTCAAGGGGTCTGTCGCCCACAGCAGCCAGGCCGTGTTCCAGGCCGGGACATATACTGGCGGTATTGACCTTACCTCAAACCCCGGCGCTATCACCACCCCCAACCCCAAGAGCCGCGTGGACGAACAGGCTGAGTGGGAGGCCGGTTCCGCGCTGGCGAACATCGTCACCCGTGATCCGTCTTTGCTTGGCCAAATTGCCATGCAGAGCAGAGAATCTGCGCCTATTCTCACGATCCCTCTTGGGCCTGGGTCGGACCTTGGGCTGGCACTCGGCACGGGCTTCTCTGGCTTTACCAGCGGTGCGTGGCAAATTCCACCTGGCCCATCTCTCGGCCAACCTTTCCTCTCGACGCCGTTCCAGTTTGATTATACCGGCTTTAATTCCGGCTTTAACGACGGAAGCGGAAGTTCCAGTCTTGGTAACTATCTGGCCACTCGCATTGTGATTCCCCGCGCCGGCACCATCAACACTTTCAACTTCCGTGTGCGCGGCGTGAACATCATTGGACCCAACGTGTTGCCCGTGCGGGCGCATGTTTGGTCGGACGCAGGTAGTCAACCGGGTAGTTTGCTGTTCACGTCCGCTACTGTCTCCATGACGTTTAATGGGACTTTCCAAGACCTTGCCATGTCGGGGCCTTTTGTGTTGGCCGCTGGCAACTACTGGATTGGATTTTCCGTTGATCCGCCTGTGGGAACTTACTTTCAGACTTTAGCGTTCGCTTCGACTGTGGCGGGCGGACAGTCCGCCGCATTTGGTTTTCGCGGTTCGTTTGATGGTTCCTCCTGGCCAGTTTCAGTCGGGGGTATTATGGGCGCGGCTATTGGCTTCACGCAGACCGCCGTGCCGCTTGTGCTTGGCTGGACCAGTGAAGCTATAGAGACGTTTTTGTTTACGGGCGCTACCAGCATTGACGTGCGCGTGAATCATCTCTCTAGCCTGCCAGTTGGCGTGGCGCTGAATACATTTATTGAGCAGGCCGACGATCAGGCGTTTACTACTGGCGTAGTGACCAGCGCTCCGTTCTCGCTGTTGAACGGCCTGAGCGCCCCCCATACCTTTGCCGCCACTAAAAAGTGGTGGAGGATTCGTATGGCCGGGACTCTAGCAGATGACCGAAACCAAGCAAAGATTATTTCCGTGCCGTATTTGGAGTTCCCCGATACTGCCACATGGGTCAGTGCGACCATTGACGGAACGACCGACACATCAGCTATGAACAGCCTGGAAATCAACGTCTCGGCCCTCCCCGCCAATACGTCCGTGACGGCCTACGTTCAGAAGTCCGCCGCCTCGGGGAGTGGCTTTGTGGACGAAATTACGCAAGCTCTTGTGGCGGGGGCCAACACAATCTCCTTAACCGGAATGGGGAACCAGACGTTGCGTTATAGCCGGATCAAGTTGGTTTTTGGCAACAGCCTTGATCCGACCGCAAGTGCGGCGGTTAGCTCCGCCGAATTGAAGTGGACCATTACGGCGCGGTTTTACAGCCCCGTGGTGGATACGGGCAACACCCCCGCCGGTTGGGACGTGTTCCAGGCCAGCGTTACGGCCTCTGGCGCGGGCGTGACCTTCGGTATGCGGGCAGACGCTGTTTCCGCCAACCTGACCGACGACCTCCCCGCTGGCCCTTACGTGCCCGCGTTCACCGCCGTCACAAACGGAGTCTTCCCCACCGGCGTAACGGTGGCTAAGTTCGCCCAATGGACGACTACGATGACTGCCACTGCGGACAACGTGCCGATCATTGACAGCGTGACGCTCAACTGGTTCATCTCCCAGGTGTCGTCCATTCGTGCGGCTTCCATCTTCCTCAACAAGTCCTACTACGTGTCGTTGGCGGAATATGGTAGCACGACAAATAACCTCCTGCTGAAACTCGACCAGTCGGGCCATTGGCGCATCTTCCGTGATATGTCCGTCGGCACCTTGTCGTTCTTCTTCTCGGACGCCTACTACGGTGCGGCCGACGTGGCCCAGGTTCGGAAGTTCCTTTCTGGCACGACTGACCACGGGATACCAATCAGCATGGACGTAAGGCTGAAAGCCTTTGACTTCGACGACATTACCCGGCTCAAAGCCCTCCGCGCGGTTTACGTAGTGCTCGGCAACACGGGCGCGACCTATACAGTCGAATACTCCGTGGACAACGGCGTGACATTCCTCCCGCTGGTTGATTCCGGGGGCAACACGACTTTCACGGTCCCGAACGACGGCGTAGGGATCACGACCAAGCGACTTGCCCCCCTCTGGCCGAACCAACTGTCCGGCAAAACCCAATTGGTGCGGATCACCGAAGCGACAAGCGCCGAAGCTGAGATTCACGAGGTTCACATAGACGCCTACATTCGGCAGGGGGAAATCCTCAATGGCTAAAGTGCAACAGCGACCAATGGCGTCGCCTACGCAGTATGATAAAGACCTCAAGGACTTTACTGCGACGCTCCAACAAAACCTCTTGGACCTCTTTGAATCCGCCCATGACCACACCGTTCACACGACCGCTCCCGACCCTAACGACGGAAAACCTGGCGATATGTGGGCTGTGGACAACGGGGCGGGTTTAATCCGGCTGTATTTCAAAACGCAAACCGGTTGGCATTACATTACGGCCACTGCGTAAAGGACAATCACATGCCTATTCCCGCTCCTGTTATTGCCGCCGGGGTTCAACTCGGTGCTCAAGCTCTCGGGGGTGCCCTCGGACGAAAAAAACGTCCTGCGGCCCCCGACTACTCGGGCCTCATCAACACCATCAATCAGTCCGGCGGGCGGCAACGCGGTCTTATCACCGGGCTTCGCCCCAAACTCGCCTCCATGACCGACCGCTTCTCCCAAGACCGAAGAGGATTGACGAACCATTTCGTAGATACTATTGCTGGTCAGGGACGGAATTTTGTTTCCGACATCGGAGACGCTAGCGGAGAGCTTGCTCAAGCGGAAAGCGCGGCGGGAAGGAGTAGAATCCTCTCGGCGCAGCCGGAACTGAACCAAAGTCTCAGGGAAACCCTGGCGGCTTCCGGTCTGAACCGGGGCGGGGCGCTTTTGGCCGGGCAGGGCCGGATTAACCAGACCCTTGGCCGTGAAGTCGGGGAACTTGAGCGGGGCGTTACCCAGCGAAGCCTCCAAGCCAAGCAGGATGCCATCAAGACCGCTTTCCAGACCAACGCAAGCGCCGCCGAACGCGCCACCGGGATTGATGCCGACACGATGGAACGGGTTCTAGCGAGCGGACGCGAGGACTTAATCAACGAGGTAAATGAACTGATCGCGGAGGAGCGAAACCGAACCCAGTCCATCACCGGGTTTCAGGGAGACGCCTTGCGGGACCAATACACGGCTGGCTTGGCCGACAAGGCGAGGCAGCAAGACTTGCTGAACACACTTCTACAAGGGGGCGGCAACGTTTTGGGCCAGTATTTGGGGCACAAATACGGTACGCCCGTAAAGGCGGCTTAATACCATGCCTAGTTCGATTGACAGAGACCTTTTGGAGACTTTGACGAAGCTCGGACCCGCTTCTTCCGCGAGAGCGGCGGGAGAGGGGGTTCAGAGTGGGCTTAATGCCGCTTCTGAGGCCAGAAAGCAGAGGCTTAAAGAGGCCATCGAGGCCGCCGGATTGTGGAAAGGCAAGCAAGCCAACACCCTCCTGGGGCAGGACGTTTTTGAGCCAGAACAGGATTTGCCCCTGGAACACACCCTCGGAGCCATCTCCAACATCCGAAACCGGGCCAACGCCCCGGCGGAGAGGCCGATCACGCCCTATCAGGCCGAGCAGTTGAAGCGGGCCGACCTACGGGCGGAAGAGCAGAAGCGCCAGTTCCGAACGACCCAGGGCCAGCGGCGGCAGGAGGAGAAGCGCCGGAAGCTCGGCGTGGAGGCGAAGATCAGCGCCGACCTCGATGCCCTCCGCGAGGTGGGGGCGAACGCAAAGCAGGCTGCCGAATCCTACTCCACCGGCGAAACTGGCCCCATCCAGAGCGCCGTCCAGCGGATCGGACAAATTACGGGCACCAACCCGCAGGGCGTGTCCAAATTCCGGTCGGCTGTCGCCGCGTTGAACAACATTGACGTGAAACGCTTCTCTGGCACCGCCGTCTCGGGCCAGGAATGGACGCGGGTGAAGGCTCAGTTACCTCAAACCAGCGACTCCGATCAGACGTTCGTGGAAAAGTGGAATCGCGCCGCCAACACGTTCAATTCCTTGATCGAAAAGAAGTCCAAAGACCTTGGCCGGGACTTGCAAGTGGACCCGTGGCCGTTGCTCCCCGCCGAAGGCGCCCCCGCATCCGCCGGGTCGCCGGAAGGTGACGCCTTCGTCAAGGAGATGGAAGCGAAGGGCTTCAAGTTGAAAAGGGTGAAATAACATGCCGAAAGTCTACGAGTTTGAAGGCCCGGACGGGAAGGTTTACGAGTTCGAGCGCCCCGACGAAACCCCGGAGAAACCTCTCGGTCAACGACTGGCCGAAGGAGCGGCTGCCGCGACCAAAACCGCCCTCGACACGACCAAGGAGTTGTTCCGGCCCCCCATGAACCGAAAAGAGGCCATCAACCCCGTTCTTGAGAACGGCCCGTTTCGCGTTGTTCGGGACGCCGCCAACAAAGTGGACGTTGTGCGGAACAAGATCACCCCTCCGGGCACCTTGGCGCACGATCTCATCCCGAGCATGACGCCCGAGAGCATCACCCAGGAGACAATAGCTAACCTCGCCGGGGCAGGGGCGCTCCGGGTCGCTGGAAAGGCTGCAAAACCCGTCGGCAAACTCATTAGCCGGGGGCTTGAGCACACGTCTGGCCTCAAAAACGTCGCCCCTGGCATTCTCGACGAGATTGCCGAAGCTCCCTCCAAGCTGTTCCGGGGAAAAGGGCCGTCCAAGGCCCTCTACGAGGCTGGCACCAAAGAGGGCGGCAACATCTTCAAAGGCTCTCTGGACCACCTTGACATCGTGAAGAAGGCCCAGTCCTTCCTCGATGAAGGCACCAAGTTAACCCCCAAGGACGCCCTAACCGCTCGGAAATCGGTGGACAAGCTGATCCGCAGCGGTGGCCCCAAGGACACCTTGCTCCTCCTGCGCGACCAGTTGGACGAGATTGTCAAACAGTCCAAAACCCTCGGCGAGGCCGACATTCTCCATGAGGGTGCGGTTCGGAGCGGAGCCGCCCGTGAGCTTTTCCCCGTTTCCAAACGGGGCACGGCCAGCGAGTTGGGCAAGCTGCTCTCGTTCGCGTTGGACGCCACGCGAACCGCTGTGGCTGCTCCGCTGTTTTCGCCCTTAACACAGGCGACCGGCGCTGCCAGCCTCGGAGTGCTTCGGAAGATTCTGCCGTTCGCGTTGGCGCGGGGCGGCAATCGAAAGTTGGAGGAAACCCTCAATGGACGGAAATAACAAAGAAGGCTTTCTGCAACGCTACACGCGAGAAAGCGCCGAGGCATCTCCCCAGTCCCTCGAAGAAGTGATGATGGGCGTAAGCAAGGCGGGAGCCAAGCTCAAGCCCTTCAAGGACGCGCTTCTGGCGCTCCTGATGGGCGAGGACGACATCCCCACCGACGGCTACATTGGCCCGGAGAATGAGGCCGGGGCGCGGCAGAAACGGGCCAACGAGCGGTTCTTGGCCGAACAGCCGGGAGAGAAAGCCCCAATTGTAGGGCCAATCCGAAGGGGGGAATACTAAAATGCCGCGCAAAACGAGTCACACGGAACTGCTGGTGCGAATCGACGAGCGGGTAGAGGCGCTGACCAAAAACATGGAAAAGGTCATGCCGGTTGTCACCGAGGAAGTGCCAAGACTTGAGGAGCGCGTCACTTGGCTCCAACGCACCGTCCTTGGCGCAGCAGGACTCTACGCCATCATCAAGGCGATTGTTGTGGTGGCAGCGGTATGGTAGCTCGCTATGAATCCAAGAGACCTGCATCCAACCGCCGCACTGCTCAGGCCGGTTCCCCTGGAGTGCCCCCAAACTATCCCCTTTAAGGACACTGGTGAAACCATACTGTTCGACTGCAACCCCCGTGTGTTCGCGCTTGCTTGCGCTCACGGCATAGTCGCGGAAACGGCCCCCGGAACAGTCGCCCTCTACTGTGAGCTTCCAAACCTGACCGTCATGGTTTATTATGAGAACCTGCGCTCGATCCACGTCAAGAAGGGCCAGCGGGTCAAAGAAGCTGACCTCATTGGCGCTCCTACCGACACCTTGATGTTCTCCGTCGTGGACCTCCTGACCGGACGAGCGGTTGAACCAGAATTCTTCGGCGACTACCGCCTCTACGCGCAATAACCCCGTCTCAAAAGAAAGCCCCCCTTACCAAGACACGGTAAGGGGGGCCTTTCTATTTGAGCAAGTCGCTCGTTGCCATCTTGGGGGGTTCAGTCCCAGGAAGCTCCAGTTGGACCGGCAACTTGTCTGGTTTGCTCTCCGCCGGGGGTTCCCCGAGGTCGAAGCCCGGCACGAGATCGGTCATTCGTTCGGCCACCATGATGGTGGACCCGTTGACGAACCGGATCACGGTCCAGTTGCCGCCCTCAGAGGGGGCGAAGATCGTCACGTTGGCCGGGTTCACCAGGGACTTCGGACCTGGGGTGCCACCCTTTTTGAGGGGCGTGACGACGAGGAGCGTTTCGAGTCTTTCCTTCATTTCTTCTTCCTCCCTTTGCGAGCGACGTTGTAGGCGATTGCGACAGCCTGCTTCGCGGGGCGTCCGGTGGCTTTCAACTCCCGAACGTTGTAGGCCATGTCCGCCCGCGTCTTACCTCGGCGCAGAGGCATCAAATCCCCTCACGCGGCGAAGCCGCCTCGGGCACCAACACGGGTCCGGGAAGCGCCGCGACCAGTTTGCGCTTGAGGTCCACGGCTTGTTCGGCAAACTCGCCGGGCCAGTTGGCCTTCTTCACGAGGTCGAGTAGGATACGAAGCTCCTGCGGGCTGACTTCCAGTTTCAGAGTTTCCATTTACATCTCCTTTACGGGAGCAAGTCCCGGTTGTATGCGTCGCCGTTCGAGGCCAACTTGAAAGACTCGTAGGGCGTCAGAACACGGCGGTAAAACTCAGCCGCCGCTGCCATCATCGCGCCATACACACCGTTCAGCCGCTCGTAATTAACTGGCCCTGCGGCCAGGAAACGATTGACAAGGCGTGTGATGACGTAGTTCAGTTCGCCGAACGTCTCGGGAACCGGGGTAGATTCGTAGACTTCAAACTTCTTCCGGTCGGCCTCTCGGATGTAGGGCATTTTGCTACGCCCCCATGATGTCGTCCAGCGGATTCCGAACGCCGGGGGACGAGCTTTCGGCCAACTGGTTCAGCGCCCCCTGCCGGATGAAGGCGAAGGCCGACGCCGCCGAGTGCTTGATCCGGGCGAGGGAGAACGGCTCCGCGCCCAGGATGCGCTTGGCGCGTCTGTAAACGTTGCGCCGGGCCGCCCGAATGTGAGCCTCGGCCTCCGTAGGCAACTTGGCTTCTTCCGCAATCTCCGCCGGGGCAAACAAAACCCGTCGAAGCTCCTTGGCTTTACTTCCCCTCATCGGTAGCCCTCCCCACGTTGTAGCCCATTTCGAAGGCGTTCCCAATATAATCCGTCGAGATCGCCAAAGTAACCCCTTGCTTCACCCCGACACGGTAGGTAACAATCGTGGTTGCGAAAGCGAGAAACGCCGCCATCGCAAACTTCACCGCATCCGCCACCAAGGACCGTCGCCCTCGTTTGTAGCCCGCTTGGAAGTCGTCCGATTCCAGATCAAGGTCTTTCATGTTAGCTTCCTCCCTCTCAGATATTTCCCGCATTTCGTGCAAAACCGCCTCTGGTACCAGTGGGTCACACACAATCGCCGCCCCTTGCTGACGGTTTTGCCACCGCAGTAAGTACACTCGCCGTTCTCACTAATGTGCAAGGCGGGGTGGTGCTGCCACGATGGGGCAAGGCGCTTGTAAACCCACTCCAACACGAGCACGTCCAACCGGTTATGCTCGATAACGTATTTAATCGCCTTGGGGTCGCCAACACGAGCCGCCCCCCACACAGAGAGCTTGACGGGCGACTTGTCATAAGGGCATCTGAGGACTTCCAGAATCCGTTGGAGCCGGTTGGACCCAAACTTGAACCGTTTTTTGGCAATCCGCCACGTATCTACCTGGGCGGTATCCGGCAAGGGTTTCATCCCGTGAATGAGCATACGGGTCCGAAGAAACGGGAGGTCAAAAAACTCGCCGAAATGATGCACCACAAGGTCCGCCTCGTCGTAAACCTTGAGAAAGGCCGCAATCAGCTTGGAGTCATCGTTGGCTACCTTGCCAGGGTAATCGAGCAAGCTCATGACATGAACTTTAGCCTCATGCCCCCACTTGTAGCCGATCGAGATAATGTGGCCGATGTCGGCGGACAAATCCGACGACTCAATATCCCAAAACAGCACCTTAGCCTTTGTGTTTTCCATCTGCGGCCCTCCGTAGGGCGTTCTCTGTCTTTGATTTTGCATCATGGCACCCCTTGCAGAGCGGTTGAAGCCGCCCCCCGAACATACGCTCGAAGTGAACGTCCCACCCCCGCCACCCCTTCCTGATGTCCACGACCGGTTCCACATGGTCGGCGTAAAGCTTGCCCTTTCCGCCGCATTTCGCGCACTTGTCGGCCTTCAAGCACATCTTCCGGTCCTCGCTATACCACTGCCACGCCTTTCGGAAGGCCCCCAAGAGGTATCGTTCTGCCTTAGTCCAAGGGCGCTGCCGGATCACTCTCGCCCCTCTCAAGTGCCTCGTGGACATCCAAGTGCGTCCAGACGTTCAAGCCCTGCCGGGCCACATCCCCAAGGACGGCAGCGGCGGCCTGCAACCGCCGCTTGATGATCGGACGATACCAAGGCATCTGCTTGGCCGCTTGTGCCACCACCGCGCTGCTCTGCGCTATTGCCAGGACGTAGCCTCTCATCGCTTCTTTGTAGTCCTTCATTTTTCCTCCAATTCGACGACGATGGGCTTGTGGACCGGAGCGTAAGCCTCGTTGCAGATTGCCGCATTGACAAAATGCGTCCCGGCCATATGGTGCTCTCCCCGGCTGTAATGAATGTGGCCGAAGACATGCAACTTCGGGCTGATCTGGCCCAGGCGGGCGAGCAAGTCCGAGTCCCCTACAAACTCGCCCCTTGGCACGAAGTCCAGCACCTTATAGGGCGGTCCGTGGGTCACAAGAACGTCCGTGTTGTCGTAGATCAGCTTCCACTTCTCCCGCAACTGGTGGCCTCTTGGGAGATTGAAAGCCCAATTGCAGAACTCGGGCTGCCAGGGGGAGCCGTAGACCACGTTCCCGCAGATCATGGTCGCACTGTCGCGGAGATAAATCGCCCCCGCATCTTCCAACAGGGACTCAGCTTCGGCCCGCTCTTTCTCCCGGTAGAGCGGCCAGTCGTGGTTCCCCGCCACAACGATCTTCCGGCGGTAAGGTTGCTTCTTGAGCCACGCCGCGAAGCTCTTAACCTCCGGGAGCTTCCCCTCGTTGCAGAAGTCGCCCGCGTGGATCAGAACATCCCCTTCCGGCGGTTGAAGCCGGTTGTGCATCATGTGGGTGCCTGAGACGCAAACAACTTTCATTTGCCAAGCCGTATAAGCCCAAAGGCCCAACTGCCGCGCCCAAGCCCATAAAACACAACCGGACGGCCACGGTAAAACCGAACAATGCTTTCCACATAACCCCGTCCTACTACCGTGAACCCGAAAGGCAAACGCATGTGCCACGGCTCTTGTTGCGCCGAAAGATTGCGGAGTTTCGCCACCATTCGACGGAGCCTAGGGGTAGGGAAACTAGCGTCTTTGTTCATTGCCTCACCTCAATGTTTGGCGTCTTGCCAGTTGGGGCCAGACCCGACCTCGGCCATGAGCCGAATCTCAGGCCACCAAGATGGCGGCGTGGACATCGCCCGGTTCAACACGTCCGTGTCCCGTTGCACGTTCTCGTTCTTCGACACGACCAGGATTTCGTCGTGGACTTGTCCGGCGCATTTCAGCCCGGCCCGCGTTGCCCGCTCAATGGCGATCTTGCAAAACTCCCCGGCAAGGGCCTGGCAGAGGTTTTCTAGCAGTTTCCCACCGTAGAGCTTGGCCGACTCAGGTTCCGCCCGTTTCTGGCGAAAAACCTTGTAGGTCCAGTCCTTCCCGTTGTAGGCCAGTTCGGGGTATTGAAGGCGTAGCCCCGAAGGAAGGATGATGCAGCCGTCTTTCAGCCCCAGGAAGGGCGCAAACCGGAACCGTCCAACCGCCTTTCGAGAGAGCAACGTGATGTAGTTGCCCAACTCGTCCCAAAGCCGGGGAATCCCGGCGTAGTAGCCTCGGTAGAGGCCGATGGTATTCTTAGCCTCGTCCTCGGTAATATCCTTCTTGAGCTTGATCTTCACCCGTTGGGCAAACTTCGCGGCTCCCATTCCGTAGCCGCACCCCAAGACCACTTCCTTACCGAAGTCGCGCTCTTTCTTGTCCCGCCCCTTCACAATAGGTCGCCCGTAGAGCCTGGTTGCAAAGTCCGAGTAGGGGTCGCCATCCGACGTCGAAAGCAACGCCGTGAGCCGGGCTTCCTTCGCCAGCCACGCCTGAATCCGAAGCTCAACCGCCGAGAAGTCGGCGACAATGAGGGTAAAACCGTCCGGGACGGTGACGCTACCCCGCATTTGAGCCTTGCACTGGTGGCCGGTCTTGTGTTCCTCCGGGTCTTGGCACTTGTTGAGGTTTTGGGGGTTGCCGCCTGCCCCGGATGCCCCGGAATAGCGGTGGGTTTGCTGCGCCCCGCTGAACCCCACGTCGAACGGAAACAAACCTGTCTTCGCCACCGCCAGCAGTTTCTCGCTGCGTGTTTCCAGAAGGGTGGACTTCGCCGCGACCCGCGCCTCGCATAGCTCTACCAGCCGCTCGTCGTCCGACTCCAACATCTCAAGGAACTCGCTGTCACCCAAAGCCAGGGCGGGGATCGCCTTCTTGGTGCCATCCGGGTTCAACTGCTTCGGAGACAACTTCATCGGCACCTCATAGCCTTCCTTGGTCAAAAGAGCCGGAAACTTTATGTTCGAGGAGAACTCCGACTTCGGGATGCCGATGTCCGCGAAGATCGTCTCCCGCCGCTTACGCTCGGCCTCCGCCGTCTGCGCCAGCTTCTCCTCGTCGAGCTTGAGCGCCGGTTCGACGAAGGCTCGGATGGTCCAGTCCATCGCCGCCATTTGCCCTTGCGGGAACCCCTCTTTGAGGAACCGCTGGTAGATTTCGGCGCAAAGTTCAACGTCGTGAAGGCAGTAGTCCGCGAGTTCTTTCTCCTGCTCGGGAGAGAGGACCAGCAAACCGTCCGTCCGCAATTCGCCCTTTGGCGGGAAACCGTAGTGCTTGGCGACGGACTCAAGCGAGTGGCTTCGGAGCCGTGTTCCGAGAACAGCGCGGGACATGGCAAGGGTATCCGCATACCGACCCGCGACAGCGCCATATCGCCAAGCCAGGATTGCGCCATCGAATTTAGTATTCTGCGCGACCAACAGGACATCAGCCCACTTGACAGAATTGACCCAGGCGCGGATGTTCGTTTCGCCACTGACCCACCCTCCTTGGCCCGTCGTGAGATTCTTGAACCCGAGGCCGAACGCCTTGAAGCGGGCGTCCCTGACATACTGGGCCGCACTGATTTTTTTGAGTGTGTAAGAATCCTTTGTTGAGTAATATGTTTCAAAGTCAACGATTAAGGTATCCAATCGCTTTCTCCAAAAGAGGAATTTTATCCCCTAGTAGGCCAATACCGCTATTACATTTATAACTGCGCTCCTTTCGGCCTTGTGTTTGCTATACCACAATCGTTTGGCGGCCCGAATTTTCTCCTTGTCACGCGACTTATAGCGATCCGCCCACAACTCGCGGCGCTCGGCGTAATACCGCCGCTGGTAGGCCCGGCGACTAGCGCGATCCTGCCAATCTACAACGAGGGTTTCCAATGCGGCCTCCTAAAATGCCACCATATATTGCCCGTCTCGTAGCGCCCACATCGTGCCGTCTTTTCCTTGCTCGTAAAGCTCGTCACCCAACTGGATAATGGTTACTCGCACAACGTTCCCGTTGGTCAGTTTTTTGTGCCGTTCGCCCGGTATGTCAGGTCGTGCTACCCATTCCGATTTCTTGAGCATAGAACCTCCCAAATGAGTTTGACCGCCATCAATTGCATCCCGATCCCGCACAGGAACCCCAGACCCGCCATGATGACCGGCAAAAGCAGCAGCGTGACGATCCCGAGAAACCGTCTAAGCCACTTTTTCATCGGACCATCCGGATTCTGAGACAACGCTTGCGAGTCACCCGTCCCCCCGCCAGTAGTGGCGGACTCTGCCTTTTGTGGGTCACGCATACCAGAATCCCCCATGCCTTGCCGCCGCCCTATTAAACGCATCAACCACTCGTTCTCCGCCAAGCAAAATCAAAGCGTGCATAAGAAGGGCATCTGCCTCCATATGGGCCGTCTCGGTGTCTTCCATCGGAAGGCTTTCAAACGACATCACGATGCTGTCAAGTGATTCCATTAGCCCCTCCTAGTTTCTCCTTCACGAACTCCGCCCCATTTATATTAAAAAACGTGGCGCTCGCATGGTCCTCGTCAGTGTCCCCGCGAAACCACTGCAAGAAATGGCGCAAGGCGCTTTCTTTGAAGCGGTCGTATTCGGCGGTCCCGGCGGCCTTCATCCAGTTCCTCTTGGAATATTTCTTGGCCCCTTTCGTCATGTGGACCGCGAATCGCTCGAACATCGGGCCGTCCATGACCAAGGTGTAGTCAACCTTGTTGTCCGCCGTGTCCCGGACCATGCCAGAGGTATATTCCTCTCGCTTGCCGCCGTCCTTAATCTCGAAGCCTCTCTGTGTTATGCTCATTCGCTCGAATCCTCCATGAGAAGGGCAGAACCAACCGTGATCCGTGGTACCAAACACACACGGCACACAGTTACCCGCCAACGTCGTCGCGTCGTTTGGACACCGCGTGGTATTCACTCGAAACTCCCGTTCGCCTGCATGGTCGTCATGTCCGGGTAGTTCGCCTTGAGGCTGCCCAACACTTGCTCCTTGGTTTGGTGAGTCATCCGCACACCAGTGCAAAGCCCCTCCCGCACCATCCCCATGACCAGGGCGGAATACTCGGGCGTCCCGGCCCGCAGGCCGAAGAACTTGCCCCGCGACCGCATGACCATCCATTGAGGGTGGTTCATCGTCACGACGCAGTTCTGCCCGCCCTCGAACGACACGAAAAACTTGTAGATCGTCTGCTCAGCCGACATACTCCCCTCCTCCTGGCAACTTCTGAACTCTCTTAACCCATCGGGCGGGAATATGCATAACACAGCAACCCTGGCCGTCTTTGCTGACTGTCCCCGCCACGATCAGGGTCTTCTTGGAGCGGTGGACCAAAAACCCAACCGTGACACACGAAAGACAGCCCCGTTCAAGCTGGTCCAGGTCCGTCCACTCGTCGGTTGAAAAAGCATCCTCCCACTCAACCAAAACCAACGGGCACTTCATTTCCATTCCCCTACCTGATGTCCCACCCAACGGGGGAGGGAACGGTTGAGCATCTTGGCCCGCCAAAGAAACCGTTTTGCGCGGGTGCCCCACCTGGACTCGATCTCCCGGAATCCGTCTTCCAAAGTAGCCACAATGGAATCGTCCTCCAAGCGGGCGATACTCGTCCCAAGGTCCGGCCACAAACGGACAACCGGCTTCCAGAGGCAGTAGCGGGCGTAGCCGATCTCATGGGTCACTCCTTCGCTCTTGGCCGAGCCGGTCATGTCGAAAACGACGTGGGCCGCTCGAATCGCTTGCTTGTCGCGCTCCCAGTGCCGGGACAATACCTCCGGGAGAAGACCCGCCCCAACCGGCTTTCGGGTGACCTTAATCCCTTCGATCACAACCGGGTCGAAAAGCTCGATGGTGGCCGGGCAGAGTTTCTGCGCCAACTTCGCCTCCCGAACCAATTCAGCCCCGGTCCTACCGGACATTGCCTTAGCTAAGTAAACTTTGACCATTGTTCCCCCACTGATCCGCCATCGCGGTAGCAATCCCAGGAAACGTTCGGCTCCGTGCGTGGGCGCGATTACCTTGGCCCCTCATACCCTCGCACCATCCAATCGCTTTTCCTTTGCTTTTCGCCCCTTGGCAAATATACAAAGGCTCGGGCTTAGGGAGCATATGGGTTGGCACAAGTAGCGGAAGATTTTTCAACCAGAAACACGTCCGCTTTTGAAACGGATCACCGAAGTAGTAAGGATGCACAATTTGATCCGGCTTTCGATACCGTCTCCCCATCTCCCCCAGAGGATTTTCAACACAAATACGTGGAATGGGGGCATTCATAAGCGCCATAAAGAACCGTGCGGCCTCGTCCCGCTTTTCAGCCCGCCCGGGCTTGTTCCAAACACGCATGGCGGCGAAAGAAAGGTAGGTGCAAGGAGGATGGGCTACGAGCAAATCCCACCCTCGCGCCAAGAGGGGCAAAACGTCGCCCTGAATGTGCGGGCCAGGGGCTTCGCTCGGGAGAATGTCGCAACTGACCGCCTCGTGCCCTTTGGCGAGGAAAGCGTCTCGAACTCTCCCCGAAAACTCACACGCCACTAACACTTTCATGTGGCTCCTCCTCTAGGCGCAACCGCATGTGCCCCGCTGAACTGTCCAACGTTAGAATCCGAGGGGCCAAAGCCTCCGCGAAACGGGCCTTTGTGTGATAGAGCGACAACAGCCCCTCACGCCGCCGCAACGTGAAAACCGTCTCCACTGAGGCGGAGATTGCGTTCGATCCACGTAGATCGCCGGATGTAGGCTCTTGATTTTCCTTCTCCTTGGCATACACGCCCTTCCCCTCGTGATGCAACGCAAAAATGGTGCAACCAAACTCATCCCGCACCGCTTTCAGCTTGTTCATCACCTCGGTCATGGCGATGGCGTTGTTCTCGTCGGCGTTGTGAATTTGCACCAACGAGTCCACAAAGATGGCGTCCGGTTTTATATCCCGAACGAAGCTAACAAACCGGGTATAACCGGCAGGGTCACTGAGAGAAACGTGTTGATCCACGGCCAGCTTGAGGCTAGCCAGATCGCAGTCCGGTTTGCCAGGAAGTAGAAGACGGAGCCGATCCGCGAGCAGGTTCTCGCCATTTTCCTCGTCCACGTAAAGCACCTTCTGAGCGCCTTGTCCCACCCCGAACACGGTGTTGGCTCGGGGCCGCGTCAGTTCCAATGCCGTATCCAGCAACAGCCACGACTTGCCCACCCCAGGCATACCGCCAATCAGAGTGGTCGTCTTGCGCGGGATAGAACCCCGGAGCAACCAGTCCACCTTGGGGGTGGCCAGCAACTTCTCCACCGAGGTCATTCCCCCCGCCGCAGGCCCGCCGCGAGGCTTGGCAGTGATGGAGGAGACGATCCTGTCCAACTGGTCCAAACCGTGAGCGACCACCTCCGGGTGGATGGACAGCAAGGCGTAAATGTCGCCCGGCTGCCAGCCGTCGCGGTGTAGCCTCCCAACGATCCGCGTGATAGGGTCGTCCCGATAACCGGGGCGGAGTTGGGTTAGGGTCTCGCCAATCCATCCCGGAGGATTTCCTTTGCCCACTCCACATCCTGATGCGTCGAAAAGGGCGCTAGGCAACGGTGGGAGCGGGCCGTCAAAGCCGCCCTGCCACTTGTAGAGGTTCCCGGAGTCATGGCGACTCGGCGGAGCCACGATATAGCCCGCGTCAGCCCGGACATCCACACCAGGATAACGCCGAACCGCGTTCTTAACCGGAACCCCAGGGTGCCTAAAAAGGAGATGACGCCCTCCGCCGCCCGTGACAGCCACGACGTTGCTTCTAAGACCGATTTTGTTTGCTTCATCCATTCCCTCCTGTCCGTCCAAATCCACAACCACAAGGCCGGAGATCGCCCCCGTCACTACGCCGATGTTGGCGTTGCCATCGGCGAACCACCCTCTGATTTCGTCGGTTGTCGCTAGCCGAGTCTGAAACTCTTGCCAAGACGCGAGGCTCGGCCTCTTGGTCCCGGCCACGAGAGGGATGACGGACCAACCCTTCTTGGCGTAGCGCAACGCATGGTCAAGGATTTGGTTCAATCAAAAACTCCTCTTTGAGTGGCAGGACAGGGGACGAATACATCTCCCATCCGTTACAGTGGTTCCAAACTTGAACCTCCTCAATGTCCCAACCGTGGGCCATCAAGATGTGAGCGTAGAAGCTCAACTGGTTGTAGTGCTTCACGAGGTTTTTCCCAACCTCGGCGTCGGATTTGTAGTCGAGAATTGCGCCGGTCTTGGCCGCCCGCTCCTCAAGGCCGTCTATCTGCCCCACCATCCCCCGCTTGAGATCGCTGACCATGATCTCGGGATGGACCGCCGATCCGCGCAGCGGAAAGCTTTCAACCATCTCCTTTAGGAACGGGTGTTTCGGGACACCGTAGCCGATGGTGTTGAACTTGAACCAACACTCCATCGCCTTGTGCAAGCTCGTCCCAAAAGTCCGGGACAAGTCCCCCCGCAAGTCCCAGGCCGCACCGACGAACTCCTCCGTAGCCCCCGCGTATCCTGCGGCCTTGAGCTTCTTGGCGGTTTTTTTCAACCACTTCGGACGGTCGAACGGCTCCGCGAAATGCTCGGCGTAGGCGCTCCCGCTCAGGAGCTTCTTGCCGTCCAAGGTCCGATACTTGTGTGTAACGGGATTGTAAAGAAGCCGGTCCCCGGTGAAGGTAGTAACAACTTCACTAACGGCTTCTGTCACGCGAACACCTCTTTCCTCAATTCTTTGACCCGCGCAAAAACTCGGCCCTGTAGGGCCTTGAAGTCAATGACGGGGTTTCGTAGCCGCTTCAATTCGTCCCAAAGTTCCTCGGTCACTACCTCATGGTACGCCGTGTTCAAAAGACGGGGAACGAAGGTCTTGCGATCCGCCCGTTCTTCCTCGGGTATCTTGGCTATGATTTTGTCTAGCCGCCCCGCCGTGACACAATTTAGTGCAATCTCCGCCTCCGGGGACACCTTGAGCGCGGCCTCGGGAGTAGGCCATGCGCCAAGCATCTGCTCCTTGAACTCGTTGCGGACAATTTTTCCCCAAACTCTATGGCCAAACTTGTTTCTGAACCCATAGTTTTTTACAACAACACCCTCGCCGTAGCCTTTGCCGTCTTCGATCAGAAACGTGTTCCGCTCTAGGAACCCGCGCAAATACTCCTCAGTGGGGTTCTCAATAGAGGAGAGGGCGGGCACTACATTGAAACCAGCCTCCGCACAAAACAAGCTATACTCCTCGTAGGGCAGAAACCCCTCATCCGTTTCTACGTCGAACAGATAGAATTTCCGCCACGCGTCTTCCCGATAAGTTCTCAACGTGTGGGGGACCAACCACTCCCCATAGACCCGCCTAACATTTGGGAAACTGTTGAAGAAGGCCGTCAACATTCCCTGGTTCGGGCTTACAAATGCTTCCCGAAACCCATGGTTGTCTTTGGCCCCAGACCCCAAGGCCCGGTTACGGCTACCCCCGGTCACAACCCCCTTTTCGTCCAAAAAGATAGAGGAGTTCGCCCCGTCAAGCTTGGGAAAAACCCAAACTCGCCCGCAAAGGATGCCCTCTACGTCCTCCTTGTGGAGAGGTTCTACCTCAACGTATCTTTTGAACTCAGCCATAGTAGGTCCTCCTCAAATAGCGCCGGGTATGGGTGACTAATCCCCACTACGGTCCCCGACGACCGGACTACGCTTGGCTGGCCAGGCTCCCCCAGGTCATCCAGGGGCGGTTATAACGTGGTACCTTTATCGTTTCGAGCGAGACTTTAAGGCGTCAATTCTACCTTGCAACGCCTCAATATCGTCCCACGAGTTAACAGCGGCGCAAATCAGTTCCCCATTAACGACATCCATTCTATCCTCTTGAAACGCCGTCAACTTCCTAAGATAGGCGATAGTTTTACCGCCCGCCTCTGTAATGGAGTGTTCGTCGTATTTCCCCGGACCAGTTACTCCCCAAGGGCGGGACGTTGGTTTTTCCTTTTCACGCATACCGGCCCTCCTCAAACAAACGCCGCTCCCGCCTGCGCCGAGCGGTCAGGACCGGCAACTCAGTCAGAACGCCCTTCACCTTGCCTTTGTTCCACCGGGGGAACTGCTCCCCCGCCCCACGGTAGTCCCCGCCGTTCAGTTTCCGAAGCAAGGTCGAAGACGCGAAGTTGCCAGTCCCGATGTTGAAGGCCAAGGACACCAAAGCATCGAACTCATGTTGCTTGAGCGCCGCTGAAACAAGCTTGGTCACGGCGACCGCGAAGCGTCCAATGTCGGCCCGGAACACCTCCATCACCTTCTCCTTGGTCCAGACGAGTCCAGGGCCGACTTCTGGCCCCGTGTGCCCAACCCCGATGGTCCACACCCCCACTTGATCCAGGTAGGACTTGGTGCGGATGCCTTCCTCGTTGGCGATGAACTTCTCGCCCGCTGGCGACAGATTCATGGCCTTACTTATGCGCCTTGAACACACCAGCCAGAAGAACCGTAGCCAGCCATGTTTTAAACGTATAAGCGATGGTCAGGCCGAACAGCGTGTTAACGGCCCAAATGAGGGCCAACGGCATCCCGAAAATCGCCACCAACGCCGACAACATCAACAGAATCCAGGGTAGCTTCATTTCCTTCCCCCTTGATGGCGGAAGGTTTTACCCTCCGTCAGAATCCTATCCTTCTTTGTGGCGCACTCGCAGGTCTTTAGAACCCATCCTTGCTTGTAACGGACGATGATACGCCGGGTGCCCTTACATTTACATGATGTCATTAAAAAGCCCCGTTGGGGTTCCAGGTCGCTCGGTTGGATGATGCGCTTCCCAAGTGGTCGAAACCCTTGGTAAGAGGTCGCGGAATTCCGCCGTGCCACCCCGCCCCACCCGTACGTTTTGGTGACGAACCGCCCTCAATGCCCCCAACGGGATAATCCGAAAAATGGTTGGCGGACAGAGATTATTTACCCTGCGTCTCCGGTTTATCAGTCCGGTGCTTTAGATCAAGCTACCGCCAAATGGTGTGGCCCTCGGAGTGGACTCCCCGACGCTTTGGAAGCACGGCGGCTTCCGGGCCACATAGTTTGCACGGACCCTCAGGATAGGAGGTGGGACCCAAGGGTCCGTGGCTCACTTCTCAGCTTGCGCCCGCCCATCAGGGCCTTACGGCGAAGGGTGCTGAGATTACCCGATAGTCCTTTCCCTCTCCTTCAACATGGCGTCGGCCTGGGAGTAACAGAATCCGGCCCGATCTTGGAGCGTCCAATTTTCGGCACCTGCGTAAGCCAGTATCCCTTTCAATGCCGCCATCGCAAATGCATCCTGGATCGTGATCCCACCGCAACCATGTTCGTAGGAGAACCCCTGCATAGCCTCCGTCCTGATGTTCGGGAACGCCAGGCCGCCGTCTTCGATCTTGCTCACGGTCTTTCCAGCCCGCGAAGAACGAACTCCTCGCTGAGGGTGGCATACTCCGCCACGAGGGTTTTAACCGCCTCGCCGTCCGTCACCGTCGCGGCCAGGGATGCCATGAGGGGCGAGGTCATCGCGTTGCTCATGGCGTTCTGCCGGATGATGACCAAATCCTTGACCGACAGTTTGTAGTCGTAGGACTTGCCGCTCTCCGTCCGGCTAGCGGCGGGCTGCGGATCGCCGGGATTCGGGGGCGCGGACTGGGCAAGGGCACTTTGCGTCGTCACGAGCTTGTTGATGAAGTGATACTGCTTGCCCTTGTAGTCGGAGTCGGCGACCTCAACCGTGTAGGTGCCGCCCTTCTGGAAATCGGCGAGCTTGCAGTTCGCCTTGTTGCCAACGTTATACCACACGCCATTGGCAAGGACGGCCTTCTGCCCAACGGC